ATGGTGGAGTGATGAATCATGAGATGGTAGATGGTATTAGTAAGCGTAAGAAGCCATTTACTGTAGACTATACTGGATTCGGATGGGTGATGATTCAGAAGGGTGTCTTTGAGAATAAGGGTATGACGTATCCATGGTTTGCTCCGAAGATGCAAGTCTTTGAGAGTGGTGCCGTACAGGATATGTGTGGAGAGGATGTAAGTTTCTGTCTTGATGCTATTGAAGCAGGATATGAGATTTGGTGTGATCCACGTATTCGTGTTGGTCATGAGAAAACCCGAGTTATCTAAGGTACGAATGGCAAATCAATTTAAAGTTGATCAATCAAAGGAATTTGCTTCAAAGATGACACTTATCACTGAAACCAGTAGTGATAAGTATTTGGAGCAATACCGACAACATCTACAAAACCAGGTTCAATTAGAATCAATTTATAAGGAGCAACATTAAATTATGGCAAAGATTCGAAAGTCTCTATTGGGTCAAACAATGATTGAGTCTCAACCAAAGAAGACTCGACAAGGAAGTGGACAACATACCAAGTATGCAGCCACAAGTCGTAACAGCAAAGGAAAACGTTATCGTGGACAAGGACGATAGATAATATATAAAAGGTCTCAAATTGGGACCTTTTTTTAATGTGAGGTATTATGGCATATTTGAATCACAGTTTACCAGATTGGTCTTGTTATATTCGTAATGAGTTTTTATTCAATCATAAGAAAGGTCATGGTGAAGTCACTAAGGCTGATGTACATAGTGTAGCTAGTATTGAGAAGAGAGTACCATTATTCGAAGGATTTCTAGAGAATGGTGTGAACTGGACAAGAAGACCTCTACACGCCTTCTGTTGGGACCCTGAAGCAGAGATAGAACCCTTAGAGGATATAATGTACTGGGACTGCTTTAGTCCTTATATTGATGTACAGAAGAGACATAGGTTAGAAGGACTGCAGGCACAGTTAATTCGTCCTGATGGTAAGAAAGTATTAGGTGATTATATGTTCACTATGGATTGGTCATGGGAGAATAAGAGTATACCGGATTTAAACTATTCAGAGACACCAGAACATAAGTGTGCTCATTTGTTTAAGGTAGAAACTGGTAACTATTATGCATATCCCAATAATCGTATTATTTGGTATGATAATGCATGGACCTTTAATCGTATTGAAAAGAACCCTGGATTTGAGATTGATACCACTGTATATAGCGTAGAGAACAAGAGACGTATAGAAACGTCAGATCACTATATGTACGAGATAAAAGATATATAAAGAAAGGCAGTCATCATGGACCAAAACTTCTTAAGAGAAATTAATCACGATCAGAAGACACCAAAGAATACGAAGAAGGTCCGTGAGGATGGATTCTATGAAGCGTCTGAAGCTGATTGGAAAGACTTCTGGGAGAATGAAGCTACAGATAATAAGCAAACATTAATTGATTAAAGTGTAATAAATAACTCATAATTGTTGTAGAAAAATCAAGTGCCTGTCCAAAGAGTCAGTCAAGGTTTTAAAGATGTGAGTGCATCATTCAAAGTCAATCCATTAAATCTCGATTTAATTGTGATGAGAAATGAGAATGCCATTGCACGTTCAATTCGTAACTTAATTTTTACTTTACCTGGGGAAAAGCCATTTCAACCTAGTGTTGGTTGTAATGTAACTAAACTATTATTTGAGAACTTAGATAGACTTACTGCTAGTTCAATTGAATCGGAAATTAAAAATACGATCAATAATTATGAACCAAGAGTAAGGTTAAACCAAGTTAACGTCAATCCAAATTTTGACGCTAATATCTTTGAAGTAACTATTAAATTTGATATTGTAGGTGTACCTCTTCCTACTCAACAATTATCATTTGCATTGCAGCCCACTAGGTAAATGCCCTTAGTCAATTTTAGCAACTTAGATTTTGATCAGATAAAGACATCCATTAAGGATTATCTCCGTGCGAATTCAAACTTCACGGACTATGACTTTGAGGGATCTAATCTATCAACTATTCTAGATACGTTAGCTTACAACACGTATATAACCTCATACAATGCCAATATGGTATCTAATGAGGTGTTTATCGATAGTGCCACCTTACGAGAGAACGTGGTGTCTCTCGCACGGAACATAGGTTATGTACCTAGATCTAAGAAAGCTCCTACCGCAAAGGTTTCTTTTACTGTAAATGTTTCAAACACGACAGCTGTAGCTGTTACACTTAAAGCAGGTATAGTAATGGCATCCAGATCAACTGGTGTCAATAGTAATAGAAATTTCACATTCTCAATTCCAAACGATATTACAGTCCCAGTTAACGCTGCAGGATTTGCGGACTTCTATAATATCAACATTTATGAAGGAACCTATGTCACACAAACATTTACTGTCGATACCGGCAACGTTAATCAGAAATTCATATTACCCAATTCTGGTATTGACACAGATTTATTATCGGTAATAGTTAGAGACACTCAAGAATCTACTGTAAGTAGAAAGTTTGAGCTGTTTAATAGTCTATTTGATGTTACTTCATCAACTAGAGCATATTTTATTCAAGAGATTGAACAAGAAAGATATCAACTTTTATTTGGTGATGGTGTATTTGGTGTTGCGTTAGAGAATAGTAATTTTGTTGAAGCAAGTTATATCATTACTAATGGAGAAGTAGCTAACAATATCAATACCTTTGGTTTTGTAGGTAACTTAGAGTCTACTTCTGGAGCTACAATTAGTTCTGGGGTATCAATTATAACTACGGAAGTACCATCTGGTGGTGGTAAACCAATTGAATCTATTGATTCGATTAAAAAATATGCTCCTCAAATCTATGCATCACAGAATAGAGCAGTAACTGCTGCTGACTATGAAGCACTAATTCCACAAATTTATCCTGAAGCAGAATCGGTTTCGGCATTTGGTGGTGAGGACTTGACTCCACCATCATATGGAAAGGTATTTGTAAGTATCAAGCCATATAATGGTGTCTTCTTATCAAGTGCAATCAAACAAAACTTACAACAACAGATGAGAAATTATTCTGTTGCAGGTATTTTATCGGAGATTGTTGACCTAAAGTATTTGTATATTGAATCAAACTGTAAGGCATACTACGATTCTAATTTAGCACCAACTGCTTCATATGTTCAGAACCTAGTACTGACTAATATTGTCAAGTATTCTGAATCATCTGATGTCAATAAGTTTGGTGGAAGATTTAAATACTCCAAGTTCCAGAAGATCATTGACCAAAGTCATGAGTCTATTACATCAAACATTACAAACATTGATATTAGACGAGATATTAATGCCCAACTGAATTCCTTTGCCGAGTATGAATTATGCTTTGGTAATCGGTTCTATATAAAAAACCATGGACATGGAGCGAACTTTGATGGAAATCTCATTGGGTACAATATCAAATCATCCGGTTTTACTGTCAGTGGTATTAGTGGAACTGTATACCTTGGCGATAAGCCGTCTGGTAATCTGACCAACGGAACAGTGTTCCTATTTAAACTCAAATCTTCATCAGAACCATTTATTGTAAGACAAAATGTAGGTACTATCGATTATATGAAAGGGGAGATTAGATTAAACCCTCTTAATGTGATATCTACAGTGGTAAATAGAGGCACTCCTTTGATTGAAGTATCGGCTCAACCTTACTCAAATGACGTGATTGGCCTCCAAGATCTCTATCTACAATTGGATGTAAATAATACAACAGTTAACGTTATTGCTGACAACATTTCCTCTGGAAATGACGTATCAGGAACTAACTATATTGTTTCTTCTAGTTATGGCTCTAACGTTTTAGTTAGAGGACAGGCCATATTCCAAAATGAAGTGACTCCTGCACAACGGGAGAATCGTAATATTACTTCCGTGATTACATCTGCGAGTACAGGCAACAATGGTGCCTACACTGCAAGCAGAAGAACCAGATCATCTTACTAATAATAAGTCAGAATACAAATGACAGTAGATAGAGTCAAGTTTCAAGAAATTGTTGAAAGTCAACTCCCTAGGTATGTTAGGGAGGATTTTCCTCTGCTAAATGAGTTTATTAAACAATACTATATCTCTCAGGAATTTGAAAGTGGTCCTATTGATATACTGAATAATATTGATGAATATGTAAAAGTAGATCAATTATGCGATATTGTTGACTCCACTGTACTGATTAGTGGATTAGATACTAATGATACAACGGTTAAAGTAACCTCTACCCAAGGTTTTTCCGAAAATAACGGCATTATACAAATTAATAATGAAATTATATACTATGGAACCAAAACATCAACTACATTTGTAGATTGTTCTAGAGGTTTTAGTGGAGTTACGACATATATTACCTCTGGTGCACCTGATGAACTAACATTTTCTTCAACAATTGCAGAAAATCATCCTGTAGGGTGCTCTGTTAAGAATTTAAACATTCTTTTCTTGAAACAATTTCTAACTAAACTGAAAAGACAGGTAACACCTGGGTTTACTGATAGAAATTTCTTCAAGGGATTAGATAAAAGAAACTTTATAATCAATTCTGATAGTTTTTATAAGTCGAAAGGTACAGAACAGTCATACGAAATACTTTTTCGAGCACTATATGGCGAAGATGTTGAACTTATTCGCCCGTCAAAATTTCTTTTTACTCCATCTAACGCCAACTATAAGGTCACTAAGGACTTTATCGTAGAACAACTTCAAGGCAATCCCCTTGATTTGAAGAATCTTACCATATATCAAGACCTAACAGATGCAAGAGGGTCTGTTACTAACGTCCAGCAGATACCTTATGAAGATTTTCAATACTATCAAATCAGTATTGACTCTGGTTTTGCTAGAGATAGTGATGTTAGTGGATCTATTTACGGAAAATTTAAACCAAATCCACTTACAAAAGTCTTAAATGATGTAAGCACAGGTTCAACTATCATTGATGTTGACTCCACAATCGGATTTCCTGAGTTTGGTAAACTTAGTGTAGTGGATATAGACGATAATGAGGTATCTATTGCGTATAGTGGTAAGACTTTAAACCAATTTTTCAATACAAGTGGTGTTAGCAACCAAGTTTTAAAGAAAACTGACATTACTTTAGACACATACTCTTATGCATTTGTTGGTATTAATACAAATCAAGAGATAAGGGTTAGATTTACTGCCGCAGTAACTGATTTTATTCCCAATGACCACAATTTTTACTATAGAAAAGACGATACTATAGAATTAAAGTCTCTTGGTCTAGAATCCAAAAAGAAAAAGGCCAATAACTACGTATTAAATGTAAAAACTTACTGGGATATTGTAAAATCCAGTGTTATTGATGCTAATGCATTTTCATATGAGTTTGATTTCCTAAAAACCCACTTTCTACGAGAGGGTTATACAGTAAGATACGAAAATTTAGACGGAACTTACTCTGTTTTAGGTACAGTTTCGAGAGTTATCTCATCATTAGCGGTTAGAGTAACTTTTTCGCAACAAATCAACCTAAAAGGTGAGTTTGTAATCGAAAATCAAACGTTAAAAGGTGATTCTCAATTATATCCTTACCTAAATTCGTATATTGCCAATGTTTCTAATACTTACTCCAAGTATAATGGCGATGTAATTATTGCGTCTAACTCTATTGCGAAATATAATAACGTTTTAACTGATCCCTACGATAAAAAAATAACTTTTAGTGCAAATCTTGTCTCTACAGACATTCTCACACTACCAACTAACCCCACAAACAGACCTGATCATGGTTTTTATACTGGGGATGCAGTTTATCTCAATTTTACAGGAAATACCTTTGAGGGAGTACCCACAGCATCTTATTTTGTCTACAGAATTAATGAAACTAGTATAAAACTTGCTAGAAGTAAGGCTGACCTATCTAGAAAAATTTACATTACCTTTAATGGTTCTGTAGTCGATGCATCTATTACATATCTTGATTTTTATAATAAACAAATAGAACCCCAAGGTTTATATCGTCAAATCTTGGCCCCAGTTAACGATAACCAGACTTATAACACTAGAGCCGGTTATATCGGTATGTTTATCAATGGTGTTGAACTACTAAACTATAAGGATCAAAGTAGTGTTTATTATGGTCAAATTGATAGTCTATCCCTGACTGCCGGAGGGGAAGGATACGATATTATTAGTCCCCCAATAGTCTCAATTAGAGATGAAGTTGGTACTGGTGCCACCGGTATTTGTAATGTAAAGGGTTCACTCATAAGACTTGATGTTTTAGACACTGGTCTTGGTTATTATGCTCCTCCAACTATCGCCATTAAAGGTGGTAATGGTAGTGGTGCAAAAGCAGAACCAAGAATGACTTCTATTAAGCACGAAAACTCATTCTTTGCAGATTTTCCAAGTCAAGTAAATCTTGTCACTAATAGTATCATTTTCCCAAGTGACCATAAATTCTTGACTGGTGAAGAAATAATCTATCAACCAAGAGGAACTGAAGTAGTTGGTGGTCTTACTACTGACGGATCATATTATGTTCAGGTTACTGGTGAGAAGAAGATGAAGCTTCATACATCAGTAAATGATTCCTTTGTTGGTATCAATACTGTCAATTTAGTTAAGTATGGTTCCGGTACACAATATTTTGTTGCAGCTGAGCTAAAGCAGGTTGTGTCTTCGGTTGTAATTACTAATCCTGGTATAAATTACGAAAATAAGGAAAGAACAATTCCTCCAGCAGTAGGGGTCAATACTGCAGCAAATCAGATACAAATTATAAATCATGGTTATGAGTCGAAAGAAATTGTAAGATATACGAGACCAGAGTCTGGTTCTGACGATAGAGTTGTTGGACTAAAACAGCAGACTGATTATTTTGTTGTTAAAGTCGATGATAATGCATTCTCCCTAACAGAAGTTGGTGCTGAACCTGTTGCAACAGATTATTATTTTGACAATGGTATCATTATTAACTTCAGTAAGGAAGGTTTAGGTTCTTTCAATTATCCACCAATTACGGTACAAGTTGAAGGAGCAGCAGCATCCTATGACTTAACCTTTGTTGAGGACTTCCAGGAACTCTTTATAATCGAATCCCCGATTGAAGAAAATATTACGACTCCTGTGTTCGTTCTTGCCTGGACAGATACTGAAGCAGAGATCACAAATAATGGTTTAGTTCCAGATGAATGGTTTGTCGAAGTAAGCGAAGGTAGTAACTGGTTAATTAGTGATGATCCATTTGTTGGTAATATTCTTTTATATGATGCAAAACTTCAACCAATCTTTAGAGGATCTATTGAGACAATTGATCTAACTTCAAATGGTGTTGGTTATGGTTCTTCAGATATTGTTGATTTTGTAAGACAACCTGAAATTACATTTGACTCTGGTATTAATGCAAAATTGACTGCTATCGTCAATAATGGAGAAATTGTAGAAGTTGTTGTTAATACTCCAGGCAGTGGATACAATTCTCCACCAGACTTGCAAATTGTTAGTGAGACTGGTAACTATGCTGTTCTAGTTCCCATTATTGAAAATGGATCTATCAGTAGTATACTCATATCAAAACATGGTGCTGGGTATGTTGCAGGAAAGACTTTTGTTAATGTAGTACCGTCTGGTAAAGGTGCTAGAGTGAATGCAAATATCCAAGCTTGGAATATAAATGTATTCGAGAAAACTTTTAATAATATACTAGATGATGATGGTTTTATTGAAGAAAATATTTCTAACGAATCTTTAGAATACTGTGCAGTATATGTACCTAGAGCTCTTAGAAGAAGTCTGAATGTAGTAAATGGTTTTAATAAAAATAATGAGTTATATGGTACTTTTGACTTAAGTTTCGATCCACAGACTGATGAAGAAATTTCCAATCTGTACCACTCTCCTATTGTAGGATGGGCATATGATGGAAATCCAATTTATGGTCCATATGGGTTTAGAAATATTGATGGTACTGGTCCAATCACCAGAATGAAAACAAGCTATAAAATCGAAAGATTTCAAAAGGGTCGTCCACCATATAATGCATTCCCTAATGGATTTTTCACAAATGATTACATCTTTACTGGTGATGGGGATTTAGACATTCATAATGGAAGATTCTGCGTTACCCCAGATTATCCAAATGGAATATATGCATACTTCTGTACTATTTCAGAGGAAGTTGCTTCTAGTGGTCCATTCAATAACTATAGAACTCCTGTATTTCCGTATGTAGTTGGCAATACGTATAAGTCAACACCAATTGCTTTTAATTACCTGTCAAGATCTAATCAAACTGATTATGATATTGAAGGTAAGGGTTGGTTTAGGAATACTAAGTACTACTATACTAATGGTGGGAAGAGTGGATATGATTATATCTTCAATTCAAACCGTGTAAGGAAGCAGACCGTTGATGTTACTGCAACATCAATAGGAAGTATCGATAAAATAGATATATTTGATGCTGGTCAAGATTATAAAGTTAATGACAGAGTATTATTCAATAATACCAATACTGGAGGTAGAAACTTAGATGTTAAAGTATCTCGAATTGTTGGAAAGGAGTCTACTAATGTAAGTCTTGCAACTACAACTATTGACAACGTTGAATTATATTCAGATACCCTTTCTAGTCGATTTGTTGGTTTGACTTCGGAACCACACAATTTTATCCCTGGTAACATTATCTTTATCGATGGTCTTTCTACCAGTTACAAGAATTTACAAGGTTCTTATAGTGTTGGTGTAACTAGTGAGAGATGGTATACCTCTTTGGGTATTGCTACAGGATCTGTTACTGGTATTGTAACTTATGTGTATGTGTCCGGTTCACTTGATGAATCTATTATAGGACCAGATGACATCTTAAGAATTGAAACCGAAAAACTTAAGGTTCTGAATATCGATCAATCTTCAAGTCGGATTAGAGTTTTAAGAGGTTATCATGGTAGTGCGGCAGTTACTCATAATTCAGGTGTCTTGGTTAGAAATGATCCTAGAAAGGTAACATTTACTGCTGCGGGTGTAACTACTACAAAGGAATTAGTAGCAAATAGACAACTCTATTTTACACCTAATGAAACAGTAGGTCTTGGTACCGCAGTAGTTGGGACTGCAACAACATTAGTCTTCTCTAATCCTGGTGTAGGTCAAACTCAGTTAAGAGTTAAACAACAACAACTTTACATTCCAAATCATAATTTGGGATTGAATACTCCATTAATTTACTATACTAATGGTGGAACATCTATTAATGCATGGAGTGGTATTACTAGTTCTAATATATTCCCTCTAGAATCCGATAGAAATCTTTTTGCTGTTCCTATTACTAAAGATATAATTGGTATTGCAACAGGTATAGTTGGTCTTAGTAGCACTTCTGGCGAATATGTTGGAATTGTAACTACTATGGGTGGTCTACTGTACTTTACCAATTCCATTGGTCTTGGCAGTTATCATAGTTTTAAAACTAATATTTCGTCGGTATTGAATAGTAGAATTTCTGAAAATATTGTTACTGTCTCTACTGCAACTACACATGGATTGAAACCTGGTGATGCAGTTTTTGTTGATGTAAATCCAACTACAACTACAGAAATATCTGTTGTTTATGATGATTATAATAGAAGAATTGTATTTGATCCTGATACAATTGAGCCCGCAGGAATTGATACTTCACTCAATACATTCAAAGTTCCTCCCAACAAATATCAAGTAGGTGACAAAGTTATCTACAACTCTATAATACCTGATCCAAGTCTTTCAAATAGTGGACTCTACTATGTTTATCTTTTTGAAAACGATAAGATCAAACTAGTTCAGTATGCGTCCGAATTAGGTAGTGGTGATCCAAAGTTCATTAATATTGGAACTGCACATACAACTACTATTTCTAGAATTAACCCGTCAATTAAGGTTCAAAAAAATCAAAAAATAAAATTTAATCTTACTGACGAGTCACTATCATTCTCCAACGCTGGAGCCAAGTTCCCCGCATTTGATATGTTCATCTATACCGATGGATCATATACAAATAAATTCTGGAATGGTATTAATTCTGACTCATTTGAAGTTGTAAAATCTGGAATTGTTGGTGTTGATAGTACTGCAAGTTTAACTCTTGATGTTAGTGATTCTATTCCAAATAACTTATATTACAATTTTGAGCCCGATTTTATTGATATCAACTTACCAGTAAAATTGAAAAAATATACTGACACTACGGTTTACAACAATAATCAAATTAATATAGTTGATAATAAGTTTGACGGTAGATATGGAGTCACAGGTGTGACATCTATGAGTTTTGACTATAACATACCTTATAACAGAGATACTACTAGTTCTTATGATTCTACTAATTCCGTCATTGAGTATGATACCACTTCAGCACGTGTAAGTGGTCCCATTTCTAGGCTGACAATAGTTAATAATGGTGGAGGGTATAAATCTCTTCCTGGATTTACCTCAGTAAGTAGTTCTAAAGGTTCTGGTGCACTACTACAGCCGTCCAGTACTTCTATTGGTACTATTCTAGGAACAAAAGTAAATTATATTGGTTTTGGTTATCCTTCCGACACAACTTTAAATGCTGCCGGCAATTTACCAGAAATTATGAGAATCGAACCTTTGGCCTCATTTGAGTCTATTGGTATTACTTCTGGTGGTTTGAACTATTATGAGGTTCCTCAACTGGTTGTGATCGATGGAGCATCAAAATTACAAATAACTGATGTAAAATTAGCATATGAATTGAATGACACTGAAGTTGATATTGTAGAAAATACAATTTCGTTGAATAATGTTACGCCATCCATTATTCCAATCAATAACTCAAATGGACTTGGTGTTAGTTCCGTTACTTATAATTCTACATCAAAAATTGTAAGAATTTACTTATCCAAGCAATTTAGTGATCCACAAGATTGGCCGTTTAAGGTTGGAGAACCGGTAATTGTTGAAAATATTGCAATTGGGTTCAATACCACTGGAAGAGGTTATAATTCTGAAAATTATGAATATGCATTATTTGATGTAGTTGCAAATGATAGTAATCTTGGAGGTTCTGGTTCATATATTGAGTATGACCTCTCAAATTACATTGATTCTGACGAATTGCCGGGCAAAATAACATCTGTTGCAGCAGCAAAAGTAACACCAAAAACATATTTCCCAATTTTTGACATTAAACTCAAAATTTCTGATTTCTTCAACGGAGAACGAGTAACTAATGGCGAAAATGTAGGTATTGTAGAAAGATGGGATCCTGTTAGTGAGTATTTGTTTGTTTCCACTAATTCTGATTTTGAAGTTGGTAGTATTATTGAGTCCGAAACATCCCAGATTAAGTCTAGAGTTAAATCTAAAATTGATTTCAATTCGACCGTTACCATTGGTGCAGGAACAACATTTGTCGAGGGTTGGCAAACAAATTCGGGATTCCTAAACGATAACTTACAAGTTATACCTAACAATGAGTACTATCAGAACTTCTCATACTCACTTAAGTCAAGAGTTCCTTACAAAACTTGGGATGATCCAGTAAGTTCTCTGAATCATACTGCAGGTTTTGATAAATTTGCAGATTTAGTTATTGACAATAATGCTGCTGGTATTACATCAGCAATAAATTCGACAATTGAAACAGTTGTGGATCTTATTGGGGAGGGTGATTTAAGATGTTTCCCTGATTTTGACGGAGCAACAGAAACTACTATTGATGTCATCAACGGTAAGGTTGTATCTGATCAAATTATATTTGAAAACAAAATTCTATTAGATTACTTTGAATCCCGAGGAAATAGAGTATTAGACATCGATGATTTTAGTGGAAGCTTTAATAGTAATCCAAGATCGACAAAATACTCTATTATAAAATTCTTTGATAACAAGTTCTTCTTCAACAAATTCTTTACTTTAGTTCAGGATAGTGAACTAAGAAATAGAAAACAAACCAGTATTGTTTCTGTAGTACAGGACGGAAATAGAGGTTTTATTAACCAATATGGTATTTTAGATACTGCCAAGCCTCTAGGATACTTTGATTATATTGGTGTAGGAAGTAGTGAGTGGGGGTTAACTTTCCACCCAACACTGTTCAAGTATAACAACTACGATATTTCTTACTTTGCATTCAGTGGATTAAATGATGTAACTGGAATTGGAACTCAAGAACTTGGTGATGTAGTTAAAATTTCTACCGCAAGTACTAATGTATCTGTTGCAACCACTACGAATTTAGTATCAATTTCTTCCACATATAGAGCTGCAAAACTTCTTATTCAAATGGAAGATGCAGAAAATAACTATTATGGAAATGAACTCAACATACTTCACGATGGAACAAATGTAACCACTCTTCAATATGGTGCAAATGACAATAAAGTTGGTCTTGCAGGTCTACCAAGTTCTGGATTTGGAACCTACAATGCATACATTTCAGGAGGATTGATAAAAGTTGACATTATTCCTACTGTGGGAACTGCGGTTACTGCAAATATAAGTATCGTATCTATTGCAGACAATAATGCCACTGGGGTATCTACGACAAATCTTGTAGTTACTAACTTAACATCGTATCAAAAAGCTATTGCATCTTCTGGTTCTCCTGTTGCAAATGTAGTTGCATCTTACACATCTCCATTCAATTCTGAATACTTTATTGTATCTGTAGAGGATACTACAAATAATGAATATGAGATGTTTGAAGTAAATGTACTTGATAATGCTAATTTTGACCGAATTGTAAAATATGGAGATATTAGGACCGGTGCAGGTATTGGAACCGTTGGTGTTACTCATACTGGGAACGAAACTAAACTTGTATACACACCAAATCCAAGTATCGATGTTCAAGTAAGAGCGTTTGGTATTTCACTTAAGAACTATGATGATATTGTTGGTATTTCTTCTATAGATCTCAACAATAACATATTATTCTCCGATTTTGGTACTTACACTGGTACCGAATTTGATAAGAAGACATCGTTTAGATTAGAATCCGATCAACTCCCAATATTCCAAAGAATATTTGTTGGAAATAGTACTTCTGTGGTCAATACGACTAATAATCAAATTACATTGAATGATCACTATTTTGTAACCGGAGAAAAGGTAAATTACAGTTATGAAAACTCCAATCAGTCAACTGCAAATGCTATTGGTATTGGGACTACTACAGTAGCTGGAATATCAACCGATAAACTTCCATCTACTCTATATGCTGTAAAATTCAGTGAAAGTTCTGTCGGATTTGCAAAAAGTGCAACTGATGCATTAAAATCAAGTCCTATCGTTCTCAATCTTGAGTCAGTTGGTATTGGAACATTCCACAAAATTAGTTCAACTAATCAAAATGCTCGATCATTGTTGGCTATCGACAATATGGTCCAGTCACCAATAACCGAAGTTAATATTGAAACTCAATTGACTGAAAGTGTTATATTTGACGTTGATTTCAATGTTGTTGGAATTGAATCATTCAAAGCGGCAGATATCATTAAAATTGATAGTGAGATTATGCTTGTCCAGAACACTGGGGCTACTGGTCCGAATAGTCTAAAAGTTCTGAGGGGACAACTAGGATCTAAAGTTGCTTCACATAACATAGGAACTTCCGTCAATTTACTTGGAGGTAACTATAACATTGTCGATAATATAGTTCACTTTGCATCTGCTCCTGCTGGAGCAACACCCATTGGAACAACTACAGCAGGTCCAGACAACGTTGATTGGGTTGGTGTTACTACAAGTTCTAGTTTCCAGGGTAGAACCTTCATGAGAAGTGGTATTCTCAATGATGATCTCGACACATATGCAACAAACTATACTTTCGATAATATCCAAAATGGATTTAATGGACAAAGAAAGGTCTTTAGTCTGACTCAAAATGGTGAGAATTTGGTTGGATTTGCAACTAACCAAGCAATCATACTCAATTCAAATATTCTTCAGGAACCACAGGGTGGCCAAATAACATCTGGTGATTATAGTTTCCTTGAAGTTGCGGGTGTAACTAGTATCACTTATCTTGGTGAAAGTGTTTCTTCTGAAGAAGACCCGAATAAAGCTTCAATTCCTAGAGGAGGAACAATTATTTCTGTTGGTTCTACTCAAGGATTGGGTTATCAACCATTAGTTGGTGCTGGTGCATCGGTATTTGTTAATAGTGGAGGTACGATTACTTCAATCAGTATTGGTAATAGTGGTTCTGGTTATAGAACCGGTATTCAAACCCATGTAAGTGTTGGTATTATTACATCCTCAACTGGAGATGTCACCGTTATTGGTATTGGTACTGCAAATATCGTTGATGGTCATGTAGATAGCATTGATCTTTACAATCTTGGTTCCAATCTAGATTTCAACAATCCACCTGTCGTTGTTATTGACCAACCGATTGGTTATGCAAATATTCCTTTAGTCTACAGTTCTACTGCTCCAGCTGGAGTTGGTACTGGAGCAAGAGTTGATATTGTCGTTGGTCAAGGTTCTAGTGTTATTAATTTTGAGATTATAAGTGGTGGTTTTGGATACAACATCGGTGATAAACTCAACATTGCTATTGGTGGAACAACCGGTATTAGGACTGATTCAAGTATCCCATTCACACCCTTCGAATTAAGTATTACTGATGTATATCGTGATACTTTTAATGGTTTTACTGTTGGAGAACTTGATGTATTTGATAATTTAAACGATTTGTTCGACGGTTCTACGACAAAGTTCCCTCTTACGATTTCTAATCAACAATTTGCTATTGAAACACAGAAAGGTTCAAATATCAATCTTTCTCAAGCATTAATTATAACAATCAATGACACTCTACAGATTCCTGGGGAGGCATATAGCTTTACTGGTGGTGGTTATGTAGAATTTTCAGAACCTCCTAAAAAAGGTGACACTTGTAAAGTTATATTCTACAAAGGAACACCAGATGTTGATGTGGTCTTTGTTGATATTCTTGAGACGGTTAAAATTGGCGATACCCTACAACTTAAAAATGATATTACGAAAGGTCAAACTTTTGGTTTATATCAGGATCCAAGAGTAGTTACGGGTATTACTACACTTGATACTGTAGCTACTCTTGGATATAACGGTCCTGGTGTTACTACAAATACTTCTTTAGTACGACCAGTTACTTGGTGTAAGCAAGTCAATGACATCACAATTAACGGTGATTTTGTGACCAAAGATAGAATTGATCAGGAACCATACATTTATCCTTCAGCATATCTAACATCTTACATCGGTGTAACTAGTAATTTTGCATATTATGATCACATCAGACCATTGTTTAACTCTAGGGCAGAAACAAACCTTCTGGATTATCAAGATAAAATTGTAATGGTAGATCAGGGAACTATTAATGTTGCTACTGCAACAGGTACAACTAGTTCTACCGGAACAATCTCATCATTCACGATAACTAATGTTGGTGCCGGATATTCCTACTTGACAAATCCCGCAGTATCAGTTTCTTTACCTGATAATAATGGTGAAATTAGAGCAACAGGTATTGCGTCAGTAACTGGCGATGGTGTCACATCTATTTCTGTATCTAATGCAGGGACAGGATACACTCAAGCACCTACTGTCCTCATTGAACAACCTACGGTAAGAAGAGAACAGATTGGAGTTGCGTCGTTCTTTGGTGATTATGGTTATATCGTTGGTTATGCCCATTCAGGGATCAATACTGCGTTTATTGAACTTCATCTACCTGAAGATTCTTTTATGAGAGATCCCGCAATCGCAGGTGTTGCAGTTACGGTCAGTCAATTGATTCCTGGTGATATATTTGTCGTTAATGAGTCAAATATTGGCATATTTACCGGAAATAATTTCGATGGAATTTACCATGTGAAGAGTGCAGAAACTGTTACTAAAAATCTTTCAAATATTGGTCTTGGAGTAACACAAGTTAGAAGAGTTGAATTTACAAGTCAAGGATATTCTTCTGGTTCTGGGACATTTAACAACGAACGTATATACGGTGAATATACCTGGGGTAAGGTTCAATTCCTCAACAGGACTCTAGATACTGCTCTTGAGTTCTTCCCAGAAAATTACAGTGGGTTATCAACATCGCCTCTTATGCAGAGACTTGAACCATTGAAATTCAATAATTATAATGTTTAGATAAATACAAACATAGAAAAGGATTTCGTATAAACGATGGCATACCAAGGTATTAATACGGGTTCATCTCCCAATAGTGGAACAGGTGACTCACTTATTGAAGGTGCCGAAAAGATTAATAGTAATTTTATTGAACTTTACAGTGTTGTTGGTAACGGTACTACTACCTATGTTGGTCTTGTAACTCAAATTACTGCTGGTACTAATGTCAGTATTAGTACCTCGTATGGTTCTGTTCAAATATCTTCTCAAGTACCATCACAGATAAACGTCACAAATTTAAATGTAAGTGGTGTTTCGACATTAGGTGTTACGTCAATAACGGGCTCTGCACTAATATCTGGTCCTGCGACAATTGTCGGTGTCACATCAATAACCGGTTCCGTACTTATTTCTGGTATTACCACTCTTGCAAATAGCGGTGGAATCACAACAACTGGTGGTGACCTTTATGTTGGTGGAGATTTGTATGTACTTGATGATGTTATCTACGATGAGGTAACTGGTAGAAATATTAATATTACTGGTGTTGGTACATTTGGAACACTTAATGTATCTGGTCTTAGTACAGCAAAAGACTTGATAGTTACGGGAATTTCAACATTAACTGGTAACGTAAGTCTTGGTTCATCTATTACATTATCTGACGATAAGCAGATCTTACTTGGAGATAATGCCGAATTTTCACTTTCACATGGTGATTCTACTGGAAACCTAATTGAGTCAAAAACAGGTGCCTTCAATTTGAAGGGTGGCACCCTCAATATTATTGCTGGTACGGCAAATACAGTTGTTGCTTCAACAAACCCAGATGGTAACTATGGTATTGAGTTCTATTATAATAATGTAAAACGATTAGAAACAAGAGCAGGTGGTGTTACCATTCTTGGGGATGTAAGATCTACTGGTGTTATAACTGCTACATCAGATGTTGTAGTCCTTGGTAGGACTATTGGTTTTAGTACTGCATTGTTTGGCGAGATGCAGGCTAATAGCCTAGCCCTCACGACCGGCAATATAACTGGCGATAATAATACTAACATCAGTGGAATCAATAGCGTAACTGCTGCCACATTCTTTGGTAGTGGTTCTGGTATGACTGGTGTCGTTACATCCATTATTGCTGGCACTAATATTACACTTACTGGTGGACCAACAGGTAGTATTACCATTGCGGCATCGGGTGGTGGTGGTGTAGGTGTAGGTACGACAAATGTAAGTACTAATTCATTAGTCGTCTCTGGTATTTCTACTCTAGGTATTGTAACTAATGCAACATATTATGGTGATGCATCAAATATTACTTCTGCTAGATGGGTTTTGGGTGCGGATGGTAGTACTCACTATCAATTCACAGGTCCTGGTGGTCTAAACGTAACAGCAGATCCTGTTATCTATCTTGCAAGAGGACAAAAGTACGAATTTGTTAATAATATGGGTGCTCACCCATTTGAAATTAGAGTATCAAATGGTGGTTCTGCATATACTAATGGTATAACGGTACAGGGAACCACATCAAATGGAACTACAACTTTTGATGTCCCGTTTGATGCACCAAACTCACTATATTATCAATGTACTGCTCATGCGGGTATGGGTGGAACTGTTGTAGTATATCCCGACCTGTTTACAGTCTAAATAACAAAAAAGTCCGGTAAAAATGGCTGCGATAATTACAGATCAATTACGTATTTTGAATGCGAAGAATTTTGTGGATGATGTCCAAAATTCTTCTAATTCTTATTACGCTTGGATTGGTTTACCAGACGCTTCTAATTTTCAAAGTGATTGGGATTCAAATCCCCCAGCACCTAAAGATTGTTTGAATGATTCTGATAATTATTGGGATGACATGCTGTGTCTTAAGAGAATCAACTCTACTGATGTAAGTCAGGTTGTTAGAAAGATTATATGGCAGTCTGGAACCACATATGATATGTGGAGAAATGATATCACTAGAGATAATCCATCTCTTCCTTCCAACTCATATGACATTTATGACTCAAATTTCTATGTAATGAATAGTGAGTATAAAGTTTATATTTGTCTGTTCAATAATGCCAACCCAGAAAATAGTTTTAGAGGTGGTCCATCACTAGATGAACCAAATTTCACCGACTTAGAGCCCAGAGAGGCTGGTAGTAGTGGTGATGGATATATCTGGAAGTATCTCTACACTATTAAACCTAATCAGATCATTAAATTTGATTCTACCAGTTACATTGCAGTACCAACTGATTGGACCACTAACCCATCTTATGCTGCAGTAAGAGAAAATGCTGCAAACAGTGGTGAAATTAAAATTGTAACTATCAGAAATCGTGGTGTTGGTATTGGAACTGCAAATGTTACTTATACGAGAGTACCTATTCTAGGTAATGGTAGAGGTGCAGAAGCTACTGTTGTTGTTAACAATGATGCAAAGGTAGAGTCTGTAACCGTTTCTAATGGTGGTAATGGTTATACTTTCGGTACATTAGATTTGAAGAGTGGTGGTGTTCCGAGTGGAACAATTGCACCGGTTTTTGATGTCATCATTCCTCCTCCAGGAGGTCATGGTGCAGACATTTATTCTGAACTGGGTGCGTATAATGTACTCTCTTATGCAAGATTTGAAAATGATACTCAAAACCCAGATTTCATTACTGGAAACCAATTTGCACAAGTTGGAATCGTAAAGAATCCAACTAATTATGGTTCTTCTGCTCTTCTCACTAAAGATAAGGCAAGTGCCCTGTATGCACTTAAGTTGGTAGGTACTGGTTATAGTGAAGCTGTATTTGCTGCAGACTCATACGTAACTCAAACTGTTGGTCTTGGTTCTACTGCTATAGGAAGAGTTATCTCTTATGATGAACAAACTGGTGTTCTAAAGTATTGGCAAGATAGAAGAACTGCCGGATTTAATACTGACGGAACAAAAAATACTGTTCCTATTTACGGTTTCAATCAATTAAGATTTACTGCCTCCCCAACTGTGGGTGGTAGCATCAATATTGTTCCCACTACGGGTAACACTCTTAATATTGATCAACAATTTACGGGTGTTTCTACGGCGATAAATAGTAGGACATACTACTTGGGTCAGGAATTCACAAAAGGAGTATCGAATCCAGAATCTCAAAAATATTCTGGTGATATCATTTATGTTGATAATAGACCTTCTGTTACCCGATCCTCTTCACAGAAAGAAGATGTTAAAGTTATCTTGCAATTCTAAGAGATATGCCACAGGAAACTAATCTAAACGTCGCTCCTTATTTTGACGACTTTGATCCTAAACAAAATTATTACAAGATTCTTTTCAAACCTGGCTATCCAGTTCAGGCTAGAGAGTTAAGTGGTCTTCAATCTATTCTTCAAAATCAAGTTGAAGATATTGGCAACCATTTTTTCAAAGAAGGTGCTAAAGTTATTCCTGGTGATTTAACTTATGTTAAAGACTTTTATGGTGTTCAAATTGAACCCGAGTTTCTTGGCGTACCCGTAGGCATATATCTTGATCAATTAGTTGGCACGATCATTTCAGGGCAGTCTTCAAACGTGACTGCACGTGTCGTAACTTATATTACAAATGATGAATCGGATAGAGGAACTTATACTTTATACGTAAATTATGAAAATTCTTCATCTAATGAGGATGTAAGTACTTTTATTAGTGGAGAAGTTTTAAATACAAGTACTAATATTAATTATGCATCAACCTTTATCTCATCGGGTGAAGGGTTTTGTACAACAATTCCACAAAATGCACCTATTATTGGTTCATCTTTCAACCTTTCCCAAGGAATTTATTTCCTGAGAGGTTATTTTGTTGATGTTGCAACTCAAACTTTAATCCTTGACCAGTATAGCAATACCCCATCTTATAGAGTTGGTCTTGATATTTTTGAGGAGATAATTTCTTCTGATATTGACCCTTCTTTAAATGATAATGCTCAAGGGTTTAATAACTATACCGCCCCTGGTGCGGACAGACTTAAGATAACTCCAATATTAGCAAAAAAATCTCTCAACAGTTATGATGAGAGTAATTTTGTTCAGCTCTCGGAAGTTAATGGTGGTATTTTAAGATCTATTAATAAAGACACCACATACAATTTCTTAGGAGATGAGTTTGCAAAAAGAACTTTTGACGAGTCTGGCCACTATTATGTAAAGGAATTCGTTACTACTGTAAAGAATAGTTTAAATAACGAGGAAGGAAA